GCTAAGGTCACCTTCACATCAGTAAGGATCGACATGAACTCTTTCATATCTTCCACTTCCTTATCCTTTTCTGTTTGTGGCATTATCTCCCCCCTAACGATATTTCTCTAAAATTTTCCATAAAAAAATGGACCTCATTGGGTGTTTTAACTATAAATTATTAATTTGGTGGTGTGTACTCACTGGAACCAGTTATTTGTTGATACTCTTCAACAGTAATATCATTTGACTCAACAAAGTAGCCCACATACATCTCACTTGTTGAATCGTTATCATAAAAGCCCATCTCATAATATTGCTTCACCCACTCGTACATCATAGTTCACATCTCCTTTCTTACACAATTTTATTTCTAGCTAAGCGCATCATTATCTGTGCGTTTTGGTATTGCAAAGTGCCAACATTGGACTTTTCCTTTGCTATATCCATACCTAAATTGGCAACCTGTTGATCTTTTTGCTCCAACTGTTCCGTTTTCTTTTTGTTATCCATTTTTAAGTTTCGGATTTGTTGCCCATGAGACTGTTCATAGATAGGGAAGTCAAAAATCACTTTCTTTGTTTCAATATTAACCTTTATGCTTTTAGATTTTTCAAAGTCACCTCGGTTTTCACCATAAGGTATTTTGAGAACATTGATGTTATCAGGGTTTCTTGCTGCTAATACATCATACATAGCAAAGTCCTGCTCTTTTGTTGTGTCTTTTGCATCTTCGTGGTGTTTTTCAGGAATGTGTAAAACCACATCACCGGTCCGATTGTCATAATAAAATTTTCTACCTATTGGCATTGTTTGGCCTCCTTTGTTTTATACCCATTCTCCTTCTATGGCAAAATATTCTATTGTTTTCCCTTGATATGATGAGGTCATGGTTATCCCTACACTTGTTGATCCGTAATTCATATCAACGTAAGCGACTTGTCCGTTTATAGCGCCGTCAATTTGTATTTCTGTTCCATTATCTGCGTGCTGCCCCACTACGACAAAAGCATCATAACCACTAACAACGTATCGTAACGCTACAAACATAGGTCTAAAACCGATATATAAGTTATGTTTGTTAGTATCGTTGTAGTTAAATGTCCCTGATTTAACTCTATATTCTTTTAACGTTCCATTCACACCAAAGATGTTCATACCACTTTTAATGTTACCTGGCTTTAATTGCGTATCGCTAATTTGTATCGCTGAATTGGTATTATAAAAACCATCAAACGGGATGTTCGCGTCAACATAATAATCCCCGTTACTGTTAACCCATGTTGTGCTATTTAGCTGACCGCTATAATCGTTGATTGTGCCCGTTCTTTTGTTTCCACCCTCATAAAACGTTCTCCCATCTAACACATCGGATGATACCGCCGTTGCATCCGATGTATCAACAACACTTGAGTCGCCTGAAAGCCCAAACAAAGTAACCCCTGCACGAATATTGCTCGAAACAAAAGCAGCTTCATCTAACCGAAAACTTGAGTTAGTAGTTTGATATGCATTGACGTTAGGACTTAACACAATAAATCCTTCAAACCCTTTTGCTCGCTGTGTAGATGCTTGGTCTGCAACCCCGCCACGGTTGGTCATCGTTCCCACCACCCTAGAACCATTAATATATCCAACTTGACCATTTAATACATCTTCAGGGTTTATTACGTTGCTCCCCTCTTCTGTGTCTACAACAGTATTTTTACCGGCTACCCCAAAAACACTAGTACCATTACGAATGTTCGCCGCCACTAAATCAGAATCACCTGCAACAATACCTTGTCCATCGTGATAGCCTTGTGGGATTGCCTGATTTGTCGTTCCTGGCGTTATATTGTAAGTACCCTGGTTGGTCATTGTTCCGGTGTAAACACCATCATCGTTTGTGAAAGTTTCTCCATTTAATACTTCACCTGGTTGAGCTGTTCCCTCACCTCCTTCACCCTGTAAGATAAAAGAAGCATTAGTTCCATTATCATAAAAACGAAACGTGTACACACCATTTTGTTTTAGGTTTGTGGCATCATTTCCGTTTGCTTTCTTAATAGGGATAGCGCCTAAACTGTTCACATTGAGAGTGGAAGTTCCTGTCGAATCTACGTTGATCGCAACGGATACCGCCATACCATTTACATAGCTAGTTGGCGCAGGGTTTAGTGTAACTGTATAAGAGTTAGCACTTCCACTTGCTACTGCAAAAGGAATGTGTGGCACATAATTCACCTGATGCATTGCAAGATCATCTTTAATTTGCTTGGTATAGTTACCCTCAGCAACAGTGCCACCTGTTGTTCCAAATTTTTTATTGAATCCTGTGTTTTTTGTAAATGCTGGCTCAGCTCCTACATCACTTGGGGTATGTGAATGGTTTCCTTCAGATACTGTCCCTGCTGATGTGCCAAAATTTTTATTGAATGCTGTATTCTTCACGAAAGCTGATTCAGCTCCAATATCACTAGGTAAAATAGGGTCCGATCCACCTGAGGCATGTTTACTTGCGTGACCTTTTGTCTCTGCTAACTGTTGCAACTCCTGCAAAGCAAGATATGTTAAGTTCATTTGCCAGTTCCAATATTCAGCTGGAGGCCTATCATCAGGAGACCAGCCTGAGTCTTTTAAACTTTGAGGTGGTTCTGCACCTGCTGCATTCCACTCAGGAATTTCTTTTGTAAAAGGCATAAACAATCCTCCCTTTCAATTAAAGTGGTAATTCACGATCTCCACTTGGCCTAAATACAGCGCCTAAAGAACCTCCTGTTGTTCTTTCTACATCACTAAACCCACTCTCGGAATCTTGTTCTTTTGGTATCGACCCAAATGCAAAAGTACCTTGCAGTTGAACTGATTCAACTCGTACTCCTGAAGCTACTGTCTTTTGAACGATCACACCGAATTGATCTGGTGCTAACCCGACTTCATTTAATCGCTTAATAGGAACCTCTATCACTGATATTGCAGCTTCCTCAGGATAGTCAGGATCACTCCATTTTTCCTTAATACGAACCTCTTCTTTCTCTGTATTTAGGGCAACAGACAAGACTTGTATTATTGTATTTATATCACCTGTGGAAAGAGACCTTGCTAATTTAGATTTCAACAATACCTGATAAATCTCATCAGTTGCAGAGCCCCTTGATTGAAGAATGTTTTCACCAATTAGATCAAGTCCTTTTCCTTTTGCTTGATCAATAGAGCGCCAATCTTTAATTTTGCGGTTTGTATCTTCTAACATTTGAAGTTGTTCGGAAAAGATTTTGATAATCTTCCCGACATTCGATTCTTCAGATTTCTTAAAAAGGTCTGCCAGTCTATCAAACATCTTCTGAGTGCTATACATTATGTGTCACCTGAATATAGTCATAGTCTGTTTGTGCAACTTCTTCAATTGATATCGGTAAATTCCCCGCACTATAATTCGTACCATCGGTCGAGAGTTCAATATTTACATCTTCTAATCCAGCCACCTGATAAATAATGGAGAAAAGTTTCGAGTAAATCACATCCTCTCCCATATTTAGACCAGCAAATAAAGCTCCCGACTGACCTTCCCCACCAACGTAACGAACTACAGCTGCTTTAATTTGATCATCACCATCTACAGGAAAAGCATTATTCTTTGTTACTGTTACATTCACATACACTGACTTCTCAACAGCTCGACTAAAATAGACCTTATGAGGATACCCAGCGATGTCAGTTACATCTACTTCAATATCACCATATGGTCTAATACCACCAGCTTTATTATCAAATATAGTCTCTCCTATTTCTTGATTGCTCCCGCCTAAAACATAGGCTTGAAAGGATTTTTTAGGACGTCCATCAGAATCAGCAGTTTCTGTGTAATTCTCTATTACAGTAGCTGCTCTTACTTTCGGGATTTTAAGTAACTTGGAACGAATGGAAGGTGTAGTAGCTTTTCCAAGCCCTTCAATTGAAATATCCCATCTATCTCTTAACTCTTTATCCGTCTCCTTCTCACGTCCTCCTGTTGTGGGTGATGAATTATTAATACTTGTTACGTTAGCATTTGGATTTACAATATTAACTATTGTATGAGCTGCCACATTGCCTTTTGTTCCTGATTCCAATGCTCTAATTTCTCCTGAACCATATCCTGAACTATCTAAAGATATATCTTCAATTGTTTCAAAAAACACATCTGTATCTGTGGCTACTTGAAATCCAGCTGGGACTGTGTAGTTAGCAGATCCAGTTATATCAATAACCCCTTCAGCATTTTGAGCTAAGTTTCGAGTGATACCTGCATAAGGGAGTAAGCGATCTAAATTATTACCAGTGGCAGCATTCTTATGAGCTGAAAAGTACACATCTTCATTATCCTTCCATACAAGCGAGAGAAACCAAGCCATAATACGGAGTAATATACCTATGACAGAACGCTGAGATACATTTGTTTGTTCTCCAAAGAGCTCTTTTGCTTTGTATTGCATCTCACTAAGTAGGTCATCATAAGTCTTTCTTTTATATCCATTCTCATTCAGCACCAGGTCTCACCTCACTTTCTATAGAAGTTCCATCACTTAATACAGCTTTATAAAAGACTTTCATATTACGTCCAGAACGATCAATGCTTAAGTTCTCTATTGTATCTACCCTAGGATCATTAGAAAGAGCCCTTAAAATCTCATTTCTCAACACTGATTCACTAGGGTTCCTTCCTAATATGATAAAGAAATCTAATCCAAACTCTGGATCTAAGAACCATTCCTCCTTATTAGTAGAGGTGCAAATCTTTAGAGATTGCTCTAGCTCCTCATCCCCATCTATTACCTGAAGGTCACCATTTTCAAAAACTAAATCACCATTTTGCATCCTTAGAGTTTTCAATTGATCACCCCGACAATCACTGCATCATTCAAGCTATGATGTCTCTTTTGAGATGGAAAAGCTACATCACCTTTCAATACATCATCTAATGCTCTTTGAGAAAACACGACAAGCACCACATCCCCTTGATAAAGAACAGGTATGAAGTCACGTATCACTTCCTCATCCGAGTATTCCAAGGGCTCTTCACTAATTGCCCTGGTATCCACCGTTTTGTATCGATGAAACACGACTGGAACATCCTCAATTGGAGCTCTTTTAACTGGCTCTTTATATCTTTCCTTGTACATGAACAAAGGTTGGATTTTGGCCTTTTTCTCTTGTTCGTTAAAGCTTAAAACCTTACAAGGCATCGCTGTATGAAGGTTAAGGGTGTGTTCCTGAATTAAGTCATTAAAAAAAGTTGAACTTCTACTCATCATGAATCACATCCATTTCGGTGATGAAATTCTGATCTTGCCACTGGTGTCTTCCTCGTTTAACTCGAAATTGACCAGATACATTCTTTGATTGTAATTTTATAATCGAAGCTGTAGAAATCCTGTATTGTAGTAAGCACTTTAGTGTGTACCCAGATATTGTTTTACCGTTTACTCCATTTTCCTCGAAAGGAGAAGGAGATCCTAATAATCCGGTGTCAGAGGATAATGTAAAGCTGGTATCATCCCCTTCTGTTAATGGACGAATATAAGCCTGCCCTTTCTTTCTATAAAAAGAAGCACCACTATCATTCGCAACTTCTTGAATTGTTGAAGTAACCTTCCCATCTGCTGTATATCCTTTGGGGTAGGTTTTGTCCTCGGGCAGATTAACGACCGCAACAGGTATGCCTAATAGAGGAAGAAGGGCATCAATGATTTGTGATGCTCTTATATTTTTCTTGAAAGTTTTATTCTCTGTACTTTTTTCATCTAACTTTTTACTATCTAAGACCGTAATTTCTGTTACCTTATCTACACCTTCAAAATTGGTAAACACTTTTGTAATGTAGCCGGTTAAGATAACCCCAATGTCCTTTTGATAGCCAGCGTTAATAGTTAGTTGCTGACCTTTCTTAATTTTATTAATCGAATCATGACTAAGATTATAAATTTCAACTCTACTCTCATTAGCTTCTGGATCATCATCAAATGGAACATCAAAATATATGGTTAGATGATCAGTGGAATAGTTTTTTTCCCCTATATCAACTCTAGTTTTTCTCCCGAATTGCTTCATGTCTCCACCACCAGAAATACGGTTTCTCCTAAGTTTTCATAAGTGACATGGCTTTCTTGTTCTGAAACATCTTTTGGTGTAATCAATGTGACCGGAAAACGTAAATCTTCTACATCAGAAAATAGTGAAACACCATATACAACCTTCTCACCGTAAACGAGAACCTTATTGTTCTTAAATAAATCCACGGTAAAAAAATCGTATGTATCATTGTTTCGGATCACAAATGTAAAAAGCTCCGCACCAAGGCGAAGCTCAAATTGATAAGGGATTTGTTCTTTATTGATTGGAATATATTGTCCTGGCATTTAACTCACCCTTACCTTCTGCCCAATTTGAAGGGCCCTAGGATTCACATTAGGGTTTAAGGATTTGATTTTTTGCCAAGTAGTTCCGTACTTAGGCGCAATAGCATAGAAGGTTTGTCCTCTGCGAATCGTGTGAAACACTTTTTCTTCTTGACT